CCGCGATCGGAACGATCGGAATTGGAACAGGAATTGCGATCACGAAGGCCGGAAGACGGTATCAGGAAGCCTGCCGAGTGGAAGACGATGTAACCGGAGAGGACCTGGTTCTGGATCATCCGCTTACAAATGACGAAATTCTGGAACTTAACCGGAGAATGAAAGCTGGTGAGTTTAAAGCTGATATTCTTCGAGATATGGGCTTGCTGAGATAAGCAAGAATTGGAATAGATCCTTTACAGGGTCTATTCTTTTTCGTAATTTTCACAAGTTGTATAATGGAATGTTATATTCCAATACAAAAAATTAGGAGGTTTGTAAATGAATGGAACAACAAAACTGATTATTGTAGGACTAGGAGCAGCATTATTATTTAGTAAATTCGGACCAATGGGAATTGTGATGATGGCAATAGTAATGTTTTTTGTAGGATGACAATTAGAATTGAGGGCTTAAAATTTACAAAGCCCTCCCTTTTTTCATATAAATCGAAAAAATATCCGCGTTTGCGTCTAAAATCACAATAACGCCGATCCTGACGGACCGACGAATCGAAAAATCTGCACCTTCTAATATGCAAGAAAAATTATATTAGGAGGAAATATATGATGACTAGAAGAAAAATTCGTAGGATTTCGCTTCCAGTACTCTTATTGTTAGCGTATATTGTAGTCGGATTTGTGTCCGGAGTAATAACCGGCGAGACAGATCTGGTTTTATGGATCAGCGAGCATAAGTTGCTGTTGGCGATTATTCTGACGTGGGTTGCAGTCAGATTTATGAAACGATAGTTTCTTGTATGAAAGATAGTGACTTTTACAGTTGCTATCTTTTTTCGAAAAAATAACAGCTTCTATAATGACCCAATAAATCATTATAGGAGGGAAACAAATGGATATTAAAGAGAAATTCAGGAATGCAAAGGCAAATGCCGAAGCGAAATGGATCGCTTTTCAGTATCGGTTTGAAACCAAAGCTATTGCAGTCGGAAACTGGATGGCACGTAACAAGGAAGTGACTATCGCAATGATTCCGATCGGTCTGGTGGCTATTCGGGGGATTGGTAACACGATTCGCTCGATCGACCGCAAGATGGATCTGGAAAAAGAGCAGAAGTTGCAGGACTTATACGTCTACGACCACAGTCTCGGCATGTATCATAAGCTGAGGAGGCCGATGACTCCGAGCGAGAAGATCGAACTCGACAGACGCAGGAATGAAGGAGAATCGAAAATTCAGATTCTCGCCAGTATGGGTTTGTTGGATTAAATCAAAATGGAAGAGATTCTTTACAGAGTCTCTTCTTTTTCGTAAAAATGACACCCTGTATTATGAAAGGATGTGAATAATTTGAAGAAATTTTTCTATGTCTTTGGTGTTTACGCATTTTGTGTAGAACTTCATAGAACAATACGTTCTATGCCGAAAATCTTGGACAATGCGAAAATTACCGCAAGACAGTTGAGACAACTGAACAATATTATTGACGGAAAAGAACTAGAGAAGGAGGAAATTGGATTCAGACCGAAGAAAGTCGTGAATAAAATCGGCTTTTAGGGAGCTAATCACAGCTCCTTTTCTTTTTTTTTATTCGTAAAAATTGCAGTTTCTTATATGGAGACATTAGTCTCACATCTATAAAATGGAGGAATACAGAATGGAAAATGTAATTGTTGAAGAATTTACAGAGCGAGAAGAACAGAAGATCGGCATGAAAGAGCGGATTGCTGATGTCCTGGAGAACGTGTCGGACTTCGTTAAGGATCATAGCGATGATATTTATATGACGATTCTTTACGGAGGGACAGCGGTTCTCTTTGGACAGAGCATCAGATACATGCATCTGCTGAACAAGAACGCGAAGAAAGGAAACTTTTTCGCTGGGAACTTCAGGTAGATGGGAATAAGGTAGACTCTACGGAGTCTATCCTTTTTGTTCGTAAAATTTACATTTTCTATAATGCAAAGATATTATTATAAGGAGGAAAATATATGAAGATTGCAGCGAAGATTTTTGGAACAGTATGCGGTATCGGCACGCTTTTGATCGGTGCGCTCTTCGCCTGGATTGGCGTTGCAGCTTGCTTGGTCGCGCATGACGATGACGAGGTTACCAAGGAAATCGCAAATCGCATGAGACACCCGCTTAGGTGATATTTCTTGCGCGAAGAGACTCACAACGAGTCTCTTATTTTTTTTTTTATGAAATACTACTACGAAAAGCCAGAAGAGTGGGTTGGGGCCGGAGAGACTTATATTTGTAATCATCCGAAATACAACCGCTGCACTCTTTTTCGTAAGGGGGAACGTGGCCTGGCGATTATTCAGGAGCGATTCGATAAAAAAACCAAGGCCCGATGGTGGGGGCCTCTTGATCCCTGGCTCGCCGGTGACATTTACTTTTCATCTGGTTTTCATGATTTTTTCGATGAGTATGCGTTAGAACCGGATCCTGACGGTTTATATCCGACAATTACAGTTCGAAAAGTTATGTGGAAACTTCGTATGAAACCGCTTCGAAAAGAATTCTGGGAAGAAGAGATTTAATCGTAAAGTAACTGTATTCATTAACCTCCTTAACAGTTATATTTCAGTTTTAACATTATTCTTTCAGAAAAATAATATTTTTCGTAAATATTACAGCGTCTTATATGAGACAGTAGCAAAAGATTATGTTATAATAAGGAGGTAAAATACTATGACAACAATGCAGCATCGTCTCAGAGAGGAAACGGAGAGGGAACCTTCTCCGTGGGAACTGGCGTATGAACAGGACGATAGTATTCGTTCCTGGGAATATATCTGCCGCGATGGCAGTTATGTTAACAGAGAACGGATTGACTATACGAGGATATCTGTTCTCGCATAACCCCCACGGTAGAGAGGCTTACAACCTCTCTGCCCCTTTAATTTTTTTATATTCGAAAGGAGAAAAACATGAGAAGAAATCGCAGCGAAGATGAAATGAATAAGCAGAAGAGGGGTCTACTTATCACAATTATTCAGAGAAAATTTGAGGACAACGTTTATGAACATTTGAGTAAAACTGATTTTAGCGATATCGAGAGTTTGGATCTATGGCTAGATAATGTTCTTACAGAATATCTGGACGAATGCGAAACTATAGAAGACTATTACAACAATCGGTGACGCTTCGTAAAAATTACATTTCCTAATATGAGAAGGGATGACTTAGGTCGTCTCTTTCTTTTTTTTTATATAGACGTAAGCAAGAGGCGGGATCAAGCGAAAGGAGTATTGATGGAAAAGTACGTCACAGCAGCCGCGTGGTATTTGCTTGGAATTGGTTTATATTTCGTCTATAACTTTTTTGTTCGCAAGAATATGAAAGAATATATCGCCATGGTTCGAAAAGATTGCCCGGCGCTTCCGATTTCAGATGCTTTAATCGTCGGAGTCACAATAATTGTTGGTCTTTTGTGCTCGTTTGTATGGCCGATCAGTATGGTCGATGATGTAATATCTATTTTAAAAGGAGAAGATAACGCATGAGAGATGAAGCTTATACGATGTATCAAACCAATGCCGAAAGAGCTGTTATCAAGAACAGTTCTTTTCATAAGAAAAACGGTTCTGCGGTCGCCAAACTTGGAAATAAGCCGATGACGAACAAGGAAATCGCTGCAAAGCACGGAAAGTGTGTCGAGTTCGATCTTGCTAATTTCATGGTCTATGATGAGTTCAAGAAAATGGCTCCGGATCTCGAAGCGGAATATGTCAATAAGCTTTGCGATCGATATGGTATTCGTATGGAGCACATCAGTGAGCACCTGTTTCATGCTGGAAAGCAGGATCTGATGTCCAGGCTGAAGATTGTCGGTGTGTATAAGCAGATTGTTCAGAAAAAGACCACGGAAGTTTCTGAAGACAATATTAAGCAATTCAAGGATGACGTAGCGCTCTGGGAAGAGAGGGAAGCCAATGCGAAAGTCATCGATCTTGCCGAAGCCACCCGTAAAAAGAAAATCATCGAGAATGCTGAGTTTATTACCTATGATGAGTTCAAAACTTTTACCGTTGACGAACAAGTAAAATATATTAACTCAGTCATTAGTAAATACAGCGTTTCTATGGAAACCGTCGGGCGTGAACTGTTTAAGATCAGCAGAACGGCCCTAGAAAAACGATTTGAGAGCCACAATGTTATTGGACAAATTAAAAAATGCGGAAGGTACGGTCGTGCAGCGATTAAACCGAATAAAGCTTTTCATGATGCCGTTGCTGCCTGGAGAGGAGAACCTATTGTGGAAGAAATAAAATATGAACCTAAGCGTACTCCTATCGCGCATGACACCGATGCAAAAGAAGTAGCAGCTGCTGTTTTGAGCACAATCATCGACGCAGAACAGAACGAGCCGAAGATTTCCGAAGAGAACAAACCTGTCGTTGAGCCCGTATTTCAAACTGATTCTGATATGGTTAAACAGCAGCTTGACGATCTTAATGAGAAATTTACTTCTGAGCTCATGAAGCCTGTAACTGTCGGTGAAATTCTTGACCAGCTCGACGTTCCTAAACTTCCGGAGATCAATCTCGAATACACGCCCATTCCTGTTCCTGAAAATCTTTCGGAAATGTCTTTCTCGTCGAATTATATTTCCGAAAGCGGTCTCGATGAGCATCAGCTTTACGCCCTGATCAGTTTGTTCCAGGATAAGAAGGTCAATGTTTCAATTGATATTAAGGTGGTGACTTCATGAATCTTACTATTTTGCCGCAGGATCAGATCGATTGCATCGTCGAAGTATCGGATTATATTTTGAAGCACGCAACGGTAACGGTCAGCGCTATCAGAAAAAAGTTCGATATTACAATCGACGAATACAATATGATATTTGATCTTTGTATGCCGCGTATTCGAGCCGGGAGTGCTGCGGCATACTATAAGAATAAGTTCAGTATGCTTTCGTCAAGAGTCGAAGATATTGTAAAAGAGCTTCCGGAAGGCGAAGTAAAAGACAAACTCGTCACGGCTCTTATTGAGAGCAGTATTGGTGAAAATAACACACTTGCTAAAGAAGATTCAAAGGAGATCTGAACATGAGAACAAAGAAAACTGAAGAAAAATGGTGGAACTCGGAACGTCTTAGATTTCTTATTGATGACTCAGGTATGACGCATGAGCATATTGCCGATGCTGCCGGCATTCCTCGTGCGTCTTTTAATTTATATTTGAAGGAGGAAGCTAGCCCTCCAACGGATAGACTCATAAAGCTTGCAGATCTGTTTGGTGTTCCGCTTGATTATATTTGCGGAAGATGCACCAGGGAGGAATGCGATGCGATTGAAGAGTCTTTCGCTGATAATTTCAGACTGCTCAGACGAAAAGACTACGAAAGCTGCATTCTGAAGAGAGTGGATCATTGGAAAAAGCCTAATGATTACGAAGCTCCTTATCCATATAATCTTCTTGATGATATTTTCGGAGAAACGTTCGACCACATGCTTACCGAAGATGAAGAGAAGGGTCTGAATGTCTGCTTGTCAATGCTTTCAGACAGAGAACAGGAGATCGTTAAACTTCGCTACGGCAAGGAAATGACCCTTGTGGAAGCCGGAAGAAAAATCGGTGTTACACAAGAGCGCATCCGTCAGATTCAGGCGAAGGCTCTTCGAAAGCTCAGGCATCCGGTGCGATCGAATTATATTCTCTATGGAGAGCAAGGGAATAAAAAGAAAATGGAACTGGATATTCGTGAACGGGATTTAAATTTACTTGCAGAAAGACTGAACGCGATGCAGAAACAGATCGAACTGAAAGAAACTGTGCAATCGATAGAAAATGTAAAGCCGTATAATTATGATGAACCGAAGCCCTGCAAATATGGACGAAACGGTCTTACTTATTCAGATGCTTTTATGGATTTGGAATTAAGTGTACGGGCATTTAACTGTCTTGCCAGAGCCGGCTGCCTTAGCGTTTCTGACGTTGTTGAGAAAATTCGTGACGGTTCCATAATTAAAGTCAGAAATCTCGGACGCAAGACATTGGAAGAAGTTATCGAACGCATTAAGAAACAGACCGGTATGACATTTGAAGAACTTGTCGGTAATCAGGAATATGCTTCGTAAAAATAACAACTTCCTTAATAGGAGGTGACTTTAGAATGCTTAAACTAGTATTTATGGCTCCAGGGAACGTATCGGATGATAAGATGAACATTATGATGAATAACATTCATAAGGCTCTTGGCGGTGATCAGGATTATGCTGGTTATCGTGAAGATCCTGAGAATGGACTTTATACTTTGGCCATCGGAAATTCAAACGAAAACGATCTGGATATATGGATCGACTGGTGGCTTCGCTAGAGCATCGATAAAAACTAAAGGAGTTTGTATTTTACAGACTCCTTTATATTTTTTGAAAGGAGAATACACATGAGTAGAGAATTTAGTAAAAATGCAGAAATGAATAGAATGTCCGATCTTATTTGCGACATGACAGCTAACGGTGCAACCGAAGCAGAACTTGAGAGGGTAATCTTATATTCTGCAGAAGTTATTAATTCCGATAAGAACGGCATTGATTGGAGACCTCTGTACGAAGATTATGTCATTTACGAGCTGGAAGATAAGTATCAACCGCATCCTGAGGAACCTGAAAATCCAAACTTTATCGTATTCGATGAGTATCATACCACTAATAATGATCCTAGTTCAGGACGAGGGGAATACCTTGGCGGTTTTAACACTCGTGAAGAAGCCGAAGCATTTGTAAAGCAACATGACAGACCGTTTTCTGATATCAGGATTTATGAACGTGTGAATAAAGGAGCATCTGTATGAAATTTATCATGTGGGTTATTGCTGTATATTTCTTTATTGCTGTTGCATTTCTTTTCGGATTTTACGTAATGATCAATTACAACAAAAAAGTAAATGAGTACTATAAGAAAAGCATAGAAAATTTTATGAACGATCATCCAAATTTTAGTCAGGACGCAATTGAAAATGTGTTCGCCGCCCAGTTGGTTCGAATGTGTATTTTATGGCCGAAAATGTTGTATGAATGCCTTAAGGTAAAAGTTCGAAAGGAGAACTGAATGATTTGCCCGATTGTATATGACAAATTCCTGAGCACGGTTTTTGACGAATTAAATCGTAAAAAGTTTGAATACTACATCGGATGTCTTTTGCTTAAAGTACCTGACTTTCTTCCGAAATACATGATTTTATACGGAGCACCAGGTTGTGGAAAATCAACCACTCTTAAGTGCGTGACGGAAATTTTCGAACATTTTTATCTGCCCTATACTTTTGTAAATTGCGACACCGACTTTGGTTCTCTACCTGCTTTGCGTTCTGATGTCGGATTGGCACATGACGCGAATGTCAATCGATTTATAAAGCATGTTGAAAGCTATGACCCTCCTGTAAATATGCGGTTTATCCTTTGTACTAATAAACTTCCGACTATCGAGGATGAAGACTATTCGATCGTAACGTTCAGTGGTAGACGTTTTTCTAAAGAAGATTATCAGCTTATTTATCGCGGTCTTCTTGAATTTACTCCTGAGTTTGGAAAGTATTGTATGGACAAAATATTCGAGAAAATGGAGGCGTAAAATAATGATCATTCATCAGTGTGATATTTGTGGAAAAGCAATCGGAGTATGGGTAAGTGTTAGTGTTGAGCCGAATGCTGCTTTCGTGCTTGGCAACGTTGGTCATCTCATCAAGTATTCTGGAGAATATGAAATTTGTGAAGAATGTTTTGCGAATTTACTTAAGAAAATAAAATATGAAGCGGTTAAACTCGGTTGTCTATCTGAAGAAGACGAGCTGATTAATAAATATGCAGAAGGTTCATGTACAGAACAACAGTATAAAAATGCATAAATGAATTACTTGGAGGGAAAACAAATGATCGTACATAAATGTGATATTTGCGGAAAAGAAATTGGTGTTTGGTTCAGCGTAACAGTTAACATCGGTGCGTCCAGACCTGAAACTAACGTTGCCGATCTTGTTGGTTATCAAGGAACGATTGAACTCTGTAAGGACTGTTTTCCAAAGAAATGGACTGAAAAAGAGAAGAAATATTATTACTGAATGGGAACTAATAGACGCTGACGAATTGATATTTGTTGATCCGGAGGCTAAAGAAAAGATTGTATTTAAAAGATAAAAGGAGAATCAAACATGATTATTAATCTTACTCCACATACTGTTCATGTTTACGATAAGGATGGAAACCTTTTGAAAACCTATGAAAGCAAGGGCGTCGCTCGTGCGAAACAGACTGCTGAAATCGTCGACAATCTCGATGGCATAGAATTAGTCACCATGAAATTTGGTGAGCCGGAAAATCTCCCGGAGTATAGCGAGGGAACCTATTATATTGTCAGTATCATTACCGCAAATGCTGCAAAGGCAATTGGACGCAGAGTCGACGATCTTCTGATTACAGCAGACCCGCTTCGTGATGCTGACGGTCGTATTATTGGTTGCAGTAGATTTGCTCTTGTATAGAAAGGCAAACTGAATGAGCATTAAAAAAGCATATGAAGTTTCAATTATTGATCAAGATGTTTTTAATTCTCCTGGTTGGAATGAGCCATTTAGAAACACTATAGGCGGACCGTATAGTTGCGGCCTTTTAGAAACTAAAGATAAAGCTTTAGAAGAAATAGTCGGAATGTTTCATGATGAATTAACGAATGATGAACTTCCAAAGCCTTTTGCAACTGGAATTGGCTTAGATGGTCCCTGGGAAGCGTATCAAATAAATTATCCTAATTTAATCACTGAAAATAATATTACGATGCAATTTTGTAGAATTGCTATGATAACAGAACGAGACATAATTTAAAAAGGAGAGCTAAATGAGCTTTAATCTGAACGATTGGCTGAAAGACACTATCGACATCGAAGAAGTTGGCGGAGTGAGCTTTTATCAGAGAGTTCGTCCGAGAATTGTTTGCCAGGATGGATATTCTGTATCGGTTCAGGCGAGCGAACATGCTTACTGCACTCCGCGATACACGCAGTTTCAGAACGATGACGGTTGGCATGTAATTAACGGCAATTACTGGATGACGGGTAAAAATGAACGAAACTTCAGGACTGTCCATTATGTTCCGTACGAAGAAGTAGAACTTGGTTTTCCGTCCGAAGAAGATGAACTTATCAATAAATACGCTGAGGACGAAGACTATACCCATGCGGTTTATCCATATACGCCCGTTGATGTCGTTGAGCAGCTGATTGAAAAGCATGGCGGATTTAAATGCACTGAGAGGAGAAAATTAAATGGATCTTGATCCTAAATTAATTGAGGGGTTTCCAAACTATAAAGTTACTTATGATGGTAAAGTATATAATAATAAAGGACAAATGCTAAAACCAAGTCTTTCTAATAATGGTTATTTAAGAATTAGTCTGAGTAATGACACAGATAAGCACAAACGTTTTTTAGTGCATCGTTTGGTTGCTCAGGCGTTTATTCCAAATCCGAAAGGTTATCCGCAAGTAAATCATATAAACGAACAAAAAACCGATAATCGCGTCGACAATCTAGAATGGTGCACGCCTCTAGATAACTTACAACATAGTCATGTCATAGATAAAGCTAGTGTCGCTAAATATACAAAAGTACATTGCGATACTACAGATGAAGACTTTGACTCCATTAAAGAGGCTTCTGAAAAATATCATTTAAACCATGCCAATATCGTATCATGCTGTAATGGAAATCGAAAAACTGCTGGTAAAAAGAAATGGAGTTATATTAATGATTAAGAATATACACATATATGGTCTCGAAGAAAGCATTAAAGGAGCTAAATTCCCGATGTCGACAGATATAGAATCCTTGAGTTCAGAAATGACAAAAGGTATTCATGCACTTGGAATGAGCGATATCGGATCAGGACACGATAATTGGCTTAATGGTGTAACTGTTATATTTGATTTGACAGCTACAAATAAGTTCTGGGTTGAAATGGAACGGTACCACTTTATGAACTTCATTTCGTCGCAGAGTACCATGCACAGAATTACAAAATTCGATCTTTCGAAAACTTATAATGAATATGTAGATCCTCGAATGATTAGCATCATGAAAGAAAAAGTCGATAACTACAATCGCATTGTCGAAAGCGGAACTGATGAGGAAAAAGAGAAACTACCTGAATTATATTTAAGCATTCTTTATTCCAATCCGGCCGGCTTTACTCTCACGGCTAAAATGACGACTAATTATAGGCAACTTAAAACAATCTATAGACAGCGTCGTGATCATCAACTCCCGGAATGGCATACTTTTTGTGAGCAACTGAAAACCTTGCCCTATTCAGAGTTTATTACGATGGAGGAAACTTAATGGCCGAATTTGTTCAATCGGAAATGAAAGTAATTAAACCTGACGAAGCCATACTCGGATCACCGGAGTCTCTTGAAAAATATTGGGAGGAATACTGCAATACCCAGAAAGATGACGATTACTGCATTAAAGAACCGTTTCTGATATTTCCGAAAGGAACTAACGAGTTCGAAATCTGCGAATGGTTTAATAAAATGTATCCAAATGGTCTTTTAGAACTAATGAGAAAAAGACAAATTAAAAGGTTTGGTGAAGACTATATGAAAGCTTTGGAGAATGTTTTAAAACGGACGGCCTTGGTAGGCACCTCATATTTTCTAAGTATACCTCCTGATCTTACCAGCACTCGTGAGTTTCAAGCTGAGAGCCGTGGTCATCGTATGAGCATTCAGCCGGTTGATGATGCCGCTTGTTTAACAGAAGAAGATAAGAAAAGGCTTCTTAAAGAATTTGCGGAGGAAAGCAATGCGTAAGAAAACAGCAACCCGCGAAGATTTCGTGACTGTTAAACTCTATAAGTACGATACTGCGGAACCTCCGATTTGTCCTTTCAAACAAGGCACTCAGGACCGATGGTGCAAATACGCCTACTCCGAAAAATGCTATACCTGTGATATTTCGAAGTTCGCATACGAAGAATGGAGAAAAAGCTAAGGAAGAGCGCAGCCGGGATCAGCGAGGCAGAGGAAAAGCAAAGACCCGCGGTGTTAAGAGATGCAATAGAAAAGAGCAGAGCAGCAAAGGAAAAGCAGCGAACTGAGGGGAACCGCTGAGGAAGAGCGCGGATTTGTGAAACGCTGAAGAGCTGTGGCGTAGTAATGTGTGGAAGTGTCATGCAAAGGAACGGCACCGAGGGGCAGGACGATGCTCAGCAAAGGAAAGGCATGGATGGAGATGCGATGGAGCGGTGAAGAACTGCTGAGAAAAGCAAGACAATGCAAAGGAAGAGCGCGGAGTGAAGATGATATGCAAAGGCGGAGCGTGGTTCCGACATGCGCAGCAAAGGTGATGCGAGGAATGGCGCTGCGGCGGCATTGAATTGATATGAGCAGAAATTCGCAGCAAAGGAATGGCGAAGAAGCGTACTGGCACGAAATGCAATGGAAAAGCATGGATGGAAATGCAGTGAGAGGCAATAGAATGGCTATGATGTGAATCGAACTACGCAGCAAAGGAAAGGCGAGTCGATGATACGACCGGCTAAGGAAAAGCACAGACCTATGACGAAAGGCAATGGAAGAGCGCTGACCTACATCGAAATGTATTAAAAATTATATTTAATTAAAGGAGAAAAAGCATGAAGGAAATTACCGTAAAACTCACTTTCATCGAAGGAATTCTTGGTACCTGCCCGAACGACGAAGACATCTACAAGCGTTTTATCGTGGATAAGGGCAAAAGCAACGGAGCAGAAATCAGCGAGGATGTGGAAGTCCAGGAACTGGATGCTCTTCCGGTCGATGAACAGATCGAAAAGGGAATGACTGTGTTCCCGAGAACCGAGGATGGTAAGCCGTTTGTCTACGATTACCAGATCAAGGGATTCTTCAAGGATACATGTGGCATGCTGAAGAAAGTCCCCGGTACTGAGTCCAGTAAGGTGAAGGCTTTCAAGAAGGAAATCGACGGCCTCATTTTCCCGTTCCCTCGGCAGATTGTTTTCGAGAATTATGAAATGGATATTTGCCAGCGTCCTCTTCGTGCTCAGACTATGCAGGGTGAGAGGGTTGCTCTTGCGATGAGCGAAGAGATTAAGGCCGGCGCTTCGATCACGTTTACGGTAAAGTATTATACGGATTCTCAGGAAAAACTCATTCGCGAATGGCTTGATTACGGAGTTCTTCGCGGTCTCGGTCAGTGGCGGAATTCCGGAAAAGGCCGGTTCCAGTGGGAGGAAGTCGCTTAACGGCGGCTTCTTCTATTATATTTTAAAAAAAAAGTATCCCGGTGGCGTTGCGAAGTTGATGCATTTGGAGAAAAACTAATGTGCTTATATGAACCTATTAATGGCGACTATCCAACAATAAAGTTTTGTAGTGAGTATATGACCTGTAAAAGCTGTCCGTATCACTATGATGAAGACGTTAAAAAGGAGAACAATCATGAAAAACTATGAACAAGTACGCAAATTCCTAAAGGATGTCCCGACTGATATTGCCGGTCGAATTAAAGAGGAGTTCTTTGGCTGGCCGAAGGGAACTCCGGTAGTAAAGATCGAAGAGTGGTTCGATAAAAAAGCAAAAGGCGAAGATACAAGACATGGATAATATTCCGAGAGATTGGCTCATCACATTCGCTGGAATCGGAATTACGATAAGCGGTTTTGCTATCTTCGCTTTATTAGCGTCTTTATTTGTTGTAATTAAAGAGAAAATTATATTTGTTCTTAAACGATACCGGGACAAGCATTACGTGAAGATACCAATTAAACCAAAATGCTATTGCGTTCAGTGTGATTACTGGCATCGCTCAAATCAAGTCATGGATAGCGGGCCTTGTGAAATTTGGGATAAATGGACTTCTGCAGATGAAACTTGTTCCAGGGGAAAACTACGAACAGAACAACAATATAAGAATGAAGAATATAGAATGGAGACAAAATAATGAATATGATGCTTATTCTTGCAATTGTTCTTGGCGTTTTAGCAGTTGGTGAAATCATCATCGCGGTTTTGCTCATTTCCTGGCGGATGAATATTCACGAGGAAGCAGAAGCCATGAAACATTTCACAGATATGGTTGTTAAGCTTTGGTCGGATACTCGTGATTATGAAAAGAAAATGAGCGACCGAATGATCGTATTCGCTGATGCACTCGACCATCACAATATTATATACAAAGAATTTGTAGATGTCGCTCAGCATATTGTGGATGAGTATAAGCGTATTGTAGACGGCCATCATAAACTTCTCGATTGCTGGAAAACTTGTGAAGAAAGATATTCTGCTAGTTATGAACAATTTAAACGGTGTTCGGATCAGCTTGAGGAGAGTTACGAGCAGTTTAAACGATGCTCGGATCAGCTTGAGGAACTTAATAAAGCAGAATATCTACAGCCACTTGTATCCGAAACCGAGTATGATCTTACCCTAGACGAAGCATGTGACACGGTTTGCCTGTCGTGCCCATATGATCAATGCATTAGAGAAGATTGCCCAGCGTATCAGATTATGCATAGATCAGAACAAAAAGGATCCGATGAATGATGTACTGCGTAAATTTTAACTCTGCTCGTTGCCCTCCGAAATGCTGGATCGGTCAGAATACGAAAAAATTACAGGAAGAGCATCCCGATCAGGTAAAAACGCTCGTGGTAAGCAGATTATATGGCTCGATTCTTTGTTGCAGAGACTACAGATCGGAAGCTGATGAAACATGACGTACTGCGTTTAATAGGAGACAGTCGATGTACGGAATCAATGACAAATTAGATTTAATCCGAACTGAACTCGTAAGAGTAACGGATGAACTTCTGGAAAATATTTTAAAGTCGGCCGGAATCAGCATTTTATATGTCGAGTTACATCCTGACGAGTTCGTATTGGAAATCTCTATTTTCGAAAGCTTAAACGCAAGCACAAAAGTGTATAAGCTTTATCATAATGATGCTCTTTTAGGAACCGGTACCGTTAATGTGAATTACGGTACGGAAAACGAAATTCATATAAAAATTATATTTTAAAAGGAGAAAACAACAATGGCTAATCTCAAACTCGTTTCACCGTGGACCAATTACTATCATGAACTCAAGGCGTTCTTTTCAGAAGATGACGACGTAAGTGTTATTTTCGACGAGGACAATATGAACATTAAGATCTTTGTTCAGGCAAATCATAAGGCTGAAGCTCTGGACAAGCTCTTGATTCATGAAAAGACGTTTGGAGTTAATAAAGTTACTGTAACGGTCGTTCCTGCAAACGGGGAAGACACTCGTGTTCGTCAGAGAATCAACGACGTTTTCGAAAGAGAAGATTATGCTACGTCTTATGATTATGCCCTTAATGATAATAGATGGTTTTATATGGTAAAATCAATTTCCGGCCTGCTCGGATTTGACGCCACTTACGTCGTATTCTGCAAGAAAGTTATGCAGTATTACACGGACGATCTTGGCGATCTGAACGGCATGAAGTCAACACTTGCCGAAAATGTGGCGCGTGATATTTTCATGCCTTATCCCGGAGTGTTTTTCTGCACAGATATTAATGACCCGAATACGCCTATGAGAGTCATCCGTGGTAGTTGTGCACAATACCCGTATAGATCGGGACCTTCAAATTATTACGAAAACGAGTAATAAACAAATAAAATTCTTATATAAACAAAGGAGACAAAAACAATGACTAATCAGGAATTCAACGCGTACGTTTACGAGCAGAAGAGACAGGGCAGATCTGAAAGTCAGATCGCTAGAAGCCTTGGAATGAGTCTTGCTCACTTTATGGGCAGAATCAACGGTGTGGATGTCGACAAGGTCGATCCGCCGAAACAGGAAGCTCCAAAGGTTGAGAAAAAGCCGGAAGTAAAGTCTGTTTCCGGTGTCAAGCCGCCTGAGAAACCGAAGAAGGAAGAAAAGAAACCTGAGCCTAAGAAGGAAGAGCGTACCGAAAAATCTTCTGAAGATCTCAGCTGGATGAATGACTAAACATTAAATAGCAAATAAAGAGGATCTGTTATTTACAGGTCCTCTAATTTTTAGGAGGTTTTATATGAGCCTCGATAAAGCAATTGAACACGGCAAAGAGAAACGGAAACCATATCGCGGTGCCGCAGTTTTTGTTCAGTCGTGTCGTAATCATGGCGGATGTCCATGGTGCGAAGAAGATCGTAAACACAAATTTCGCGATAAAAAACCAATCACGAAAGAAGATTTAGATTTTTTAGGAGACGTGTCGAAGGTGGTCTCTCTGAATGAAATGAAGAAGGCCGTACTAAAAAAGTGATCCGTAACGAATAAAATAAATGGAGGATTATCATGACTATTTGGCTTTGTGACAGATGTGGAGAACAGGTTAAGAAAGATTCTTATGGTGCAGGCAAATATGAGATCTCCAAACCTTGCAAGGATGAAAACGGCGTAGTTTATCGCAGAGGGCTGAAGTTCTGCGATCAGTGCGCAATGGAGCTTGAACAGTTTCTCGACGATGAATTCGTGAAAATGCCGACAACCGCCAAAGTGACGATCGACAGGAAGATGTGACCATATGACAGTTGTTGAAGTAGTGCTTAGTAAAAATACGATAGACAAAACCGAAAATTCTTATGCGCTGCACATCGGCGATCGACTTACTATGCCGGAAGAAGTAGATCGACAAGTCATGCAGTTAATTCAGCAAGGCTATACGGTCCTCGGGATTCAAGCAAGGGAGGTTGGTTAAATAATTATTATGAACAATCTTAAATTATATTTCGTCACGTTCGCTATTCATAAGGGTAACGAATATCACGCAGCAGCCGGTTATATTTTCGCCAACTCGAAAATTGACGCTGTTAAGCTTCTGGAAAACAAATACGGTATTATCCGCATGAGGGCTATGGATGAAGTACCGGTAGAGGAGGGAACAGTTCTGTATGGAGAACGCTGGCACAAAGTTTAATACACACGGATTATCTGATGAATTCGTCGAACAACTGTTTCACAATTATGTTCTTCGGAAAATTACGGTAGATGAAGACGAAAAGGTTCCGGTTTGTCCGTTTGAAACCTGCGGAGAGTGTAATACGGCCTATTCTGACGGATGTTACGGCTGTAAATTCGCAAGGAAATCATTTCAGAAGATTCTCGACAATATATACAAGAGAACTGATCCGAGATCCAAGGCTCAGGTTTTCTGCGTAGTATGCGGCGCTCAGAAACGAACGCTTCGAAAATGGCATAATTCTTACCTCTGCGAAGATTGCTACAAGATTATGTCAGACACCGGAGAAGACAGATTTCTTAAGGCTTTACGAGGAGAGACTGATGATCAAAGAAAAGGTTAAGTTTCCGATCACACGAGATATTATCGAAGGCGGGTATCATCTCACGAGAACGCTTTACGAAAATGACATTGTAAAGTGCGTATGCTGTAATTATCCGATCGTCCTGGATTATCGTACGACGCACATGGCAGAAGACGAAATGGAAATGGTTGATTGCCCAGCATGTAAAAGACACGTAAGCGTTCTATACTATTTTGACAAGGTGACGAATCGTAAGCGTGATCCTGTGCGAGTCGCCTGGCACAGGGGACAGAGATCGAGAAATAGGGGGCTGTGATGTATCCACCGTATGACGAATTAAGCGATTTTATGTCGTTCGATGATTGGCTTATGGAGTATGTAACCAGAAATCCGGGAATAAAAATCAGTTTCAATCGATTAAAGTTTAACCAGTATGATGTGGATATCGAGATTGAATTAAGACATATAACCGGGTTTAAAATAGCTCATGTTATAAATTTTGACGCGCATGACAACGTCAGTAAAAAGATGAAACTTATTGAAGAAATAGGAAATATGACTTATATGCTAAAGAAACAAGTAGATACTTTCAATCGTGGGGTGGACTAATGAAAAAAGGACTAATTATCTGCGGATACCCAGGCGTCGGAAAGAGCTCAGTTGCAGGCTGGAATAACTGTATTGATCTGGAGAGTAGTTTCTTTACACACAGTGTCCCAGATGGAATCGAACGAGGCTGGACTTGGGAAGACGAATGGTGTCCAGCATATTGTGAGGTAGCAATCAGTCTTGCTAGACAAGGGTTTACGGTTCTCACTTCTACTCATCAAGTAGTTCTCGATTATTTTGCAAAGCATTGTCCATCGTTGGCTGTTGTGTTTTGTCCGCGTTTTGAAATGAAAGATGAATGGGCAAAAAGATTGTTTGAACGCTGGCTGAGAACGAAGGATGAAAAAGATTTTCGAGCGTTTGAGGGTGCTATAAACTATTGGGACAAGAAAATCGATTATGCAATAAACTGTGGTCTTCTTGCGTTTGCTCCGGACAATACTGATTACGATTTAAAAGATTATATTTTGCGGATCCGAGAATTGGAGGGATGCAACGGTGATTCGAAAACTGATCCACCGGTGGAATCGTTGGCTAGAGTGGAAGAATCTAGCCTGGATGTTCCCGTGGTGGAAAAAGATTCTGATATTTCTGAAGCTGATTCATAACAACTGGTTTGAGAACTTTTCTGATTGGAGAAATGAAAAATGAATAAATGCTTTTTCTGCGATGAAACATCTTTATGCTTTAACCCATCGGCTCCTGGTGAAATGTACGACCATAAATGCTTAGAATTCGATGGCGTTCTCTGCGATTATCGGCAGGAAGCCCTACCGGAAGTCATGTGCGCAAATAAGTATAGCCGAAACACAAAAGAAGAGTGCGACAAATGTCATTATTCGCCACTTAGGCAATGCTTTGAACCAGTAAAATTATCAAGAGATTCCGATTCCGTAAATCATCCGCCGCATTATTGCCAAGGCGGCATTGAGTGCATCAAAGCAATCGAAGCGTCTATGACTCCAGGAGAATTCCAGGGTTATTGTAAAGGGAACGTCATAAAATATTGCTGGCGCTTTCGTGAAAAGAATGGCGTTGAAGACCTTAAGAAAGCATCCGTTTACTTAAACTGGATGATCGAATCCTTAGAAAAAATGGAAAACAATTAATACGAAAGGAACTAATTGCCTTATGGGAGTATTAGAAGAGTACATTTACAATCTGGCAAAGGCACTTAAAACTAATGACAAAAAACGCCGTGATGATATTCTCGCCGATCTTCGAAAACTCGGTGTGGACAGCTCGACGGCTTTACTATTGGCAATGGACTATTCTACGGACTAGAGGAAACCGCCATGAATTATATTTTCGCAATTCTCATTCTTACACTCTGGTTTATTCTACAAACGGGACTTCAGTGGAGCCATGATCATAGAGTACCGGTCAACCTGATTTATAGCATTTCTACGTTTCTGATTCTGATGGCGATCTATTGGGTCCCGTTCTGGTTGATATTTATAAAATAGGAGATCCTTATATGAGTTTAATTTATAGAATATCAGCGTTAATTGTATTTGCAATCAGTTTAATGTGCCCACTATTCGGCCGAACTCTACCCACTACATATATACTCGTTGGATGGGCAATGGTAATATGCGCAGAAATTTGCGATTTGAAGGAGACTTTTAATGCACGAAAATAAAATTGATATAGATCTTTTTATCGAGCACTTTAAACGAGCCGGAGGAACTGTCATAAAATCTAAAAATGGGCACGGCGGAATCTATCTCAGAGGTAAAGAATTAACGATGGATGAAATAAGAGACATTCTTATGAGTGGCCCAGATGATGTAAAGGAGATAAATAAAATGATAGAAACACAAAACATGATCGTAATCGGAACTGTCGATCAAATTAACGCGGTTCTGAAGTGTATTAATCCAAGCTTCCCGACCCAGGATTTGAGCACGCTTGAAAAGAACGGGTGCTTTTACACACTGAACGGCGTTGGAGTAGAGATTATTTTGAAGAAGTGAGGAAAACAATGGACGAAGAGAAACAGACGTTCGCTGAGTGGTATTTTAAATATTCGAGAGCTTATCCAAACTGTACAATAACCTTGCGACGTGACTTCGGCTTCATGAACGAATTTGTTATGCAGATGACGGATTTAAAAAATGTAATACCAATCGGCGCACAGCAAGTAATCCGGAATGAATTGCTTGAACAATCAGATAGAACCTGCGACGAAATACTGATTTTTTGTGCGCAGAAACTCAGAAAGGAACTGGACAAATATGGAAGTTAACTATAAAGAAGTACGCTTCGATAAGTGGTGCGAAAAGTGCAAACACTATGCACATAAATTTCCAAAAGAAAACTTCTCGTTCGAGGCGCAGGATCCATGCGACGCGTGTTTGACAATCGGGATGCGCCGTAACACGGAAAAGCCGGCCTATTGGGAGGAGAAATGAACTTTCACTTCTCGATTCCCACTCCTGAAAACTGCATCTCCTGTCCGTTTAAGGAGGTTCGTGTCTCACAGGGATACGGACCTCTTAAGCTTCGCTGTATGATCGATCCATCGCTTGATATTTTGGCTAAAGACGGATTAACGAAGCGATCTGATCAATGTCCTGGAAAAGTGGAGGAAGAAGATTGATATCTGTTAAAAAGCTTATGGAATGGTGCGAAAAGCATGCCGTTGGAAGATCACCTTCGCATCCAAATGGCTGGATTGATTCGCCTGATTTGATGGAACTGGCGCTTAAAGTTAACGATTGTGAACCGCTGTCATACGATTTGTTGGAGGAAAAAGATGACTAAACCTGACGTTGTTTATATTTGCAAAGGCGAAGGTATGGACTGTTATCTGCATCCATACTGCATTTATAGAAACGATCCTATAGGCCCGTTTGACGATATTTGTGATCATACATTAAAACCAGAATTCGCAAAATATGGAGCGTGTGACAATCCTTCAGCATATCCTGAACGGTTTATATTTCAAGAACGCGAAGAGAGCTGCGGACCGAGCTATTACTGGGAGGTAGAACCGAAATGATCTACATACTGACGCTGACCAAACTTTGCCCTGGAGAGCCAACCGGTTATATTTCGGATCTATGGGAAGACTGTTGGACTGATTTGACGGCTGCCAAAAAAGCGTTTCAAAAAATTGAATTAACAGCTGTGTATTTTCGTAAGGAACTCTGGGTAAAAGAACCTGGAGGCAGGAGAAAGCTTCTGATGGAGGAGAGATATAGTGGGACCTAATAATTCGGTTGAATCTAGAATAATGTTCTATTCTCAGGATGGAGAAAATTATTCACTCATGCCTGGAGTTTTGTCGAATATAGTCATCGACAATGCTGTAAATTCAGGAGAAACCGATTACACAAGAAAACTAAAGCTGTTTCATGAGCCCGTGTCATTTACTGCAAATATTAAATTCCCGCATAAGAAAATGTCGCGAAAGACTTTCAAGAAATGGCTTATGTCCAAAGGTTTCAACCGAGATCTCGCCGAATGGTTTTGCAATGTTGTGAAATACTATAAAGGCAAACGCAGCTATCACGATTTATATTTCGCTGGCTTATTCTCTTCCGATAATCAATTAGTTAGCGTACTGTTCGATATTCTATTTCCTATTCCTGAGCTCGGATCTTTTACTCTTTTCTATACTGTGAAGGAGACAAACGAAAATGGATGATATTTCCGTCGAAGAATTCATGAAACCCAGATGCAAAGTTAAACCTGGAGATCGTATCTATCGCAAAATCAAGACCATGACGATTCCGGATCGGCTTGAAGTGATTGAAGTTACTCCTGCGGATACCGGATATTTTATTAAGTGCCGGTACATGTACCATGGAATCGGGCAACAGGAACGGACATTCAGCGACATGATATTCAAAGATGATTCATGGGTTATCGAAAAGAAGGGAATTGATTTCTGATGCCTCGACACTGGAATGAAATAAATTATCAGTCAAATCTTCAGGAATACATTCATTTTCAGGACTGGACGCCGGATAAACTTCGAGAAACGCGGAAACAGCTTAAAATCACCCAGAAAGAAATTGCAGATGCGATGGGTGTCGGAAAAGTCATGATTTCCCAAATCGAAAACCACTATAGCGCCAGTCCTGTCGCAATTAAGTTATACGGAATTGTTCTGGAGCGGTACTGGGCGGGGATTCACGGTTATATTCCCGCCTACCGTAAAATAGGGGAAAATCATTTCATGGAGGAACAGAATGGACTATACGAAATTCAACGATGCGATGTGCAGACTCAGGCAGGCGGAAGAAGATCTGAATCGTGCGCTTCGTGACGTTTATGTCGCGATTAACGAAGCTGAGCGGAAACCTGTGTATGGCGGAATGCTTGAAGAAGAGGAGGAAAATGATGACTGAATTAAAAATTGTTATGGATGAGTATGGTACCCTTTTTGCAATACTTCCGAATGGCGATATGAGAAAAATCTTAGCCGATGTATATGCAAATCCATACTACGGAGCAATAAGAATCGGCGAAACGATTGAGGAGGAAAACAATGGCTGATATTTGCTATGAATGGCAGGAACTTAGACCTAAACTTGGAGATCTCATTTGTCACATCGACGGAAAAGTAGCGAGTTTGGAAGCGTTAGAGAAAAAGATTCAAGAAAAGAAAGACGAGTCATATCTGAGCGGTCTCGAGGATATGAAAAATGCGATTTCAACATTAACGAGATCCATAGACACAGGCGGCATGTCCATTCAAGACCTAGATGAGGTTTTCAGAATGCCAAGCTGTAATCTAATTATTGAAAAGTATACTGCCAAAGAAATCATCGACAAAGTAAATGAATGGAAAGCCGATAAGAACAAGCAGAAAGATCAACTTCGAGTCGGCGACGAAGTTATGATTGCGGTTCATAATTTGCCTTCATACGGCGAAACACGAATTGTAACGAGGATCGATCGTACACGGCACAGCACGCAGCTAATATTTGTATTTAATCGGAACGATGGACTTACCACATGGTTTTCTCCGGACTGTCTCCAGAAAACCGGTAAGCATTACGATTATATTCTGCTTCCGAAGGAGGAAAACAACGAATGAGTATAGCATATGACGAATACTTGGCTGAGCATATCGGTAATGTAAATAAGGGACTGCACTGGATGCTGGATAATTTGGCGCTTAGTCAAGAGGAAAAGAGCGCTATTGTAGAAGCCATGACACATCAACATGATGTTTCGAAGTACAGCCGCGAAGAATACGAAGCTTACGATTAT